TGAGATTGCTTAACCTATTGTCGGCAAACTTGCAGTTTATGTGGTCAACCTGCTCCGGCCAGTAGCCGTAGTGGTACGCCCATACAATCCTGTGGGCAAAGTAAGGCTTCTTAAATATAGCAATTTTGCGATAACCGCGAGGTGTTATGTGACCGGCAACCCTATTCGCGTACCGTCGGTTCCACATGACGTAAGCAGAGTATTTGGCGAAAGCCTCAATGGGCCGAGGCTTCCACACAAGTCGTCCGCGCCTGTAATCAAACAGGGCTTTCAGTTGTTGCTGTGTCAGAATGGGATGTCTTCCTCAAGCGATTCCTGACGCTTAGGCTCTGCCTTTGGTTTCGGCAGTTCCACCTTGAGGCTCATAAACTTCTGCCCAGACTTGCCTGTCTTAATCCACGCGGCTAGTTGGTACTCCGTCCCGTCCACGTTTAACTTGCCTTTGTACGCTGGCGCACGTTCATTGTCCGACTCGTTCTTAAACAACACCCCTGTATTTTCGTTTGAATATTCCATTAAGCCCTCGCTGCTAAATATAAACCTACGTTAGAAAATGAGTATCCTAAAAACGCGATACCCAACCCCATCTTTCCGGCAATCATCAAGTCAATTCCGACCGCCAGATACACCACCGCTATTGCGGCAATCAGCCACGCCGCCACTCTGTCCACCCCGCGAAGATAATAACGCCAAGCATAAATAGTAAGAACCATGCCGCGTCCTGCGCGTAGAAGTGTGCAGCTATAAGTCCGTCTCTCATTCTTCATCCTCCGTATTATTCAAAAGCTGAAACTTGATTACCTCTAAGACACCTACCACAGAGGCTAGAGGAAGTGCCTCGTCAAACTTGCCCAGAACCCCAATAATCTCCTGATACAGGGCTTCTATCATCACCTGCTGGCTCAACCCCTCATCTCCTGAGCCAAGCTCTTAAATCCCCATTCTTCGGCCATTCTCGCGCACCGCAACATCTCCTCCTCGCGGACGATTTGTGCGAACCTATGAAGCTGTGTTCTAGAGTCTTCGTGGAAGTTGAACAATATCTCCCCCTCCTTCAAGAACAATCCAGCTTCTACCGCCAGGTCGTCAATCGTCACACTCAGCCTCCACTTCCTTTAGAAATAACTGCACCTTTTCCAACATCTCGTCCATGTCCTTTTGTTCCGGCTCGAACCGCACGATAAAGAGCATCTTGCTCACGGGCAGTCGGGAGTCGAAACTTACAAAGTCGCACCACTTCCTGCCCGTACAGGCAAGTTGGAGCATCATCTGGTTCTTATACTTTGCCGGAACCTTTCCAGCCTTCCTGTATTGCAGGTGCGTAGCCGTGTTCGGGTTCTTAATCTCTACTAGACCATCATCCCCCACATAACCGTCAGGAGAGGCTCCTAGCCATTGTATAGTCGCGTGTGGGACAAAGCCTGTCTGGTCTACGAAAACGCCCGTGTGAGCCTCGTATGCGGCTCTGGCGATGGGTTCCTGTTCGGTTCCGCGAATCATAGCCGCGTTAGGCGCAAAACCCGCCTGTGGGGTCTTGGTAAGTCTTTCGGCTACAAGCTGCCAGAGGTAGTTTTTGCGGGTCTCTGTGTCCTTACCCGCTAAAGCGTCGCTAACCCTGCTGGCTGTTACAAACCCCAGCCTCGCCTGTAACCACTCCTCCGAACCTTGGACTATTTCTTTGTAATCGGTCATTGAGCCTCCTCTTGGCTATCATCAATTCTGCCTCTAACCTATCCGTACTCATCCGTAATCTCTGGGCTACATTGTGGCTCAGGTTGTACGGGTACTGGATATATCTTGCCTTCAAAACCCTGCGGCTTATATCAGGTAATTCCCTTACCGCGTCCTCTACCATCTGCCCGTCCAGCATATCGGGTTCTATTCTCGGTTCTTCGCCCTCAAAGACATCCTCGGACTCGTAGTTCCCCTCTGCGCTCGCGCATTGGCTACGAACTTCTGGGCCAAGAGGCCCGAACGCACACCACCAACCCCAGTTTTTAAGGCGGTCTTCGCTAATCATATTGTGCATCCAGCGTGGTATTGCCTTTTTGCAACTAGATACGCTTGATGAGCTTCCTCTGGGTTTGTAAACCTTCCTATCTCAACTTGCTTGTCATTTATTCTTATATGCGCTCGCCACTTTTTTTCGTTTTTGCTTTTTGAAACCCCTAAAAATCCGCTTTTGTTCTTTTTGCCAGGAACCCGAGAGTTTTGACGGTTTATTTTTACGGAAACGTCTCGTAAGTTACATATCCTGTTGTCGAGTTTGTCGCCATTTATATGGTCAATAACCTGTTTGGGCCACTCACCATAATGCAATAACCAAGCGACTCTGTGATATTTATATTGCTTTCCATAAATACACAGAATCTTGTAACCATCGTATTTGTGAATCCCGCCGGCTTCTTGCCTAGCATTTTTCCCGTTGCCGGAAGAAAGCCATGTAAGAATCCCTGTGCATTCGTTATAACTTAATAAGGTTTTTACAATTTCTGCGGTGAGTTCTTGAACCATATTTTAGCCAACTCCGGTCTGTTTTTTTCTATCCAAGGTCTAGAGTCATTTATACAACGAAAAGCGTCTCGTCCGCAAGTCTGAGAACCAACGTGGTGGACATAAGCCCTGCTAATGGCGTGCTGAAAGCCCTTCTTCTGGATGTCTAAGCATTGCACGTCGTCCGAGTACCAGTTGATAGGCGGGAAGTCCACCCACGCGTCCTTGTGAATGTAACTACAAATCGGGGCTATAACATCGGTGATGTTAATAAGGTTCTCGGTCTCGTACCTAAACCACTCCATTTTTCCCTGCCCTAGCCTAATGTTCTGCAATCCTCGGGCATAATCAGACCTAGCGGCTACCCAGCCGAGGGGGATGCTTTTGTCTCGCAGAAACGCAACGTCCTCGCCAAGCAGCTTCCAGGTGGTAGGGTTGAATACAATATCGTCGTTACAAACAACAACCTCGTCCACCTCCTCAAATGCTCGCCTGATTACGGCGTTATAAGCATCGCCAAAGTTAGTAGCGTCGTTGGGCATATTCACAGTCCTGTGGCGCGGGAAGATAATGTCGCTACCGGCTAGGAATACCGTCACATCCTGCGGGACGTAGAAGGTCACGGAGGCGGCTAAGACAGGAAGGCACTTACCTTGGGTTGTGGCTATCGCAATTGCTTTCATTTAGTTCCTACTGGTAAAGGTTTGCCCAAAAGACGGTATACATCCTCTAATAACTCTTGCTCTGTAAATCCGTAGTGTTTCGGGAAGCCCTTGGTTCCAAGTCCGTGGATTCCTTCATCTCCACGATGATGGCGAGCGCACGCGGGGATGACGAAATAATTACTCGGTCTACCCCACCCTTGTCCACTCCGAATATGGTGCAACTCAGCAGGCGTGCCCTCATAGCCCAATCGGCGACAGATAGAGCATCCCAATTCTGCAACCGCAGACATATGGTTTTTTTCATCTTTTGTCACCAAGGCCCCTTGTGTTGTCGCTAAATTTTACGTCGTTTTGTAAGGCCCACATCACAACCTTTTCCACATACTCGGAGAAAGATGATTGGTTCAACTCACTTGTGCTTGGTTCTAGCATCTTGAGTGACCCGTCGGGCAACTCCACCATCCGTTCAGGCAGGAAAAGAGTTCTAAAGTATTCGTGATAGACGCTAGGCTCATAAGACCTACCTGGAACCACCTGCTCGGATATATCACCCAAGACCGCCCAGTAGTACCTGTTGCTATCCAAGCTGCGTTTAGGTGGCCGGACTTCTAGGATATGCCCGTTAGGTGCGTTATCCAGAATCTCACGGGCTAGGTTCCTGTTGTGCGTGGAGAGAATCATCTCATCGCCTCCACCATCTTGCGAATATCGGCAAGGGTCTTTTTAACCAGTTCGTTATCCTTCGCAAGCGGCTTATCCATCCCAATATGGAAATTTGGTTTATCAGGGATACGAGGCCCATCGTTCAAAAGTTTGGCAAACGCTAAAGCTGATGGCGGTCTATCAGGACTCATGTGCTTTAAGGCGTAGTCAATCTTTGGCCTGTACGTCAGACGGCTACCACACTCCTCTTTCCAGACCTGTCTAACAAGCGATGGGTCTACACCCTCCCAATGCCGTGTAAACACAGATCCGTAAATAGCACTCATCTTGCCGAACACATAATCTAAGCCGTCATCAGGCTTACAGAAATCACTTTCCGAGTAAGGCAACATTATTTCCTCCTCCTACAATTCCTCGAGTTAGCCCTGTAAGAACATCCCTATTCCTATCCCCAACATTCTTATACTCTTTTTCGCGCACCCATTCTGCCTTAAATCCTCGCCAACCTCTAGCCGTAATTTCAGTTAAAGCCTGTTCTAGAGACCAACCGGCTTTGGCAGCCTCGTTCTTGATGGCAACAATAACCGTCTCGGTTACTACTGCTCGCGCCTTTTGCCTTTGGGCTAAGAAAGAATCCCAAACCTCAGATGACACGCCTTCAGGCGCTTGTATTTTCTTTATTGGTTTATGGTTATTGGTTATTGGTTCTTGGTTAGGGTTACGACTGGGTTGCGACTGGGAACCGACTGGGTTTTTATCCTTGGGTGGTCGCCCTCCAGCCGCGCCGTTAAGCCGATTCTTTTCACATTGGGCATGGTATTTTTCAATCTCCAAGTCCACTCTAGCCTGATGCCAGCCGTCATCTTTCAAGACAAAAAAGTCTTTTAAGACATTTTTTAATGCGCCCGCTTCTTCCTCGGATACCAGTCGTAACCGTCTGGAAACCGACTGGGTTTCGACTGGGATAGGCTTCTCGTCTAGGTAGTACCAGTCAATTAGGTCGCGGTAAATGGAATGTTCTAGGCGAGTAAGGTGTACCGTATCTTTGCGGTAGTCGCCTATGTTAAATGTGTAGTAATGCACAGCCAATCTCCTTCGGTGCTGCCCCCTATCCGGTGAGAATTCCGGCTGGACAGTACCCTGACGGGTTATTGAATCGGTCAGATAAGGAACAGCCCGAAAAGGACTGGCTATCTGTCCACGCATTGCGCTTCTCACAGCGCAGTAACTACGATACCACAGATTCAGTTAAGTTCAACAAGTTTTAGCGTCCAACCCGCTTTTAGCTTCCCCCACCCGTGGACATGGACTTTCCACCCTGACCGCACCAACTCTGGGTAATACTCGTTTTCCTCGATTTTCTTGACCCTAGAGGACACGTTCCCACGGGAGGTGGTTTGAATCCCAATTGTTTCCCCATTTCCCACCGCCAAGATGTCAAGACATCCAAAGAGGTCTTGCCGCCTGTGGGTAAAAGCGTTCCAATGCTCCACCACCCAGCACTTGTAGCCTTGGTCGCGGAGGTATTTAAGGCTTCTTTGGGTCGGGGACATTCTTACATTCTACTGTATAACCATACATTAGGGTTAGTCCTAGGCCGAAAAGTCGTGTAAGATTCTGTTCATGGCATCCCGCCATGTAGCCGAGGAGGGCAAAATGAAATACGACGAAGATTGGTACTACACACCACCAGAACCCGAGTCCGAGGAGGACGAGGACGACGATTCCTACTTTCAAGAACGCGCATGGGAGGCAGCTCAATATGACTGATTGCCAAGCCCACGCACAGCAACAAGAGCAAGAGCAACAAGAGACCGAATCCCTTTGGGAACGCCAACGCCTGATGTCCCAAAACCACGGCAAGATGATTGGTTGCGCTCAGGCGATACGGGACGCTAACCTCGACGACGACTATGTAAGAATTGCTATAAAATATCTGTTAGAGGCTTTGAAGGAGCATGACGACATTGTGAGGAGGTTCAAATGAACGCAGTAGATTTACTTAAGATTAACGTCAACGACCACACGGAGAAGAAGGGAAACCTTACATACCTGTCGTGGGCATGGGCTTGGCAGGAGGCAATCAAGGCAGACCCACAAGCAGAGTGGACGGTCAAGATGTTCGGTCAATCGTACGACCAACCGTACGTTTCAATCGGCGATACCAAAATGGTATTCGTAGACGTTACGATGTTCGGCAAGACGCTTACCTGCCAGCTTCCCGTCCTTGACCACAAGAACAAGGCTATCCCCAACCCAGACGCTTTTCAGGTCAACACGGCCATTATGCGCTGTCTGGCTAAAGGGATTGCATTACACGGTCTAGGCTTATACATCTACGCAGGAGAAGATTTACCCGAGGATGGCTCAAAACCTGAGCCAGAGGCTTATGTAAAACTAATCGTACGCCGTACTGGTGATGCTATGACACTAGAACAAATTGACAGCCTGTCTCACAAACGCCGTGTCGCCAACCTGACCCCTGCAAGACCGTGGGTAGAGATAGACATCCTAGAACTCAAGGCGATTGCAGAGTCTTGTAATCTCTGGGGTTCGGATGTTTACAGCGACGTAGAGGAACTAGCGGCTGAGATTAACAAAAGACTGAAAAGGAAGAATCATGTATGAATCGGAACACGCTTCAAGGCTTATTCGCCTTGCTAATCGTCTCCAGCATGAGATGGCTAACACGTTTAATCCCGACAGAAACGCCATCGCGTCGCTATGTCAGGAAATTGAGAACTCGGCACACGAAATCTACAAGTGGGTAAACGGGATAGAGGGAGGCGTACAACACCTGCGTCTCGTTGCTACTGGAGGGCAAAGTTGAAGAAGTCAGAGTCGGTGCGCGAACCTTTTATAGGGTTCGTCGAGATGAACCTAAAGATGGACGGGGTCTTGAAGACTAAATTTTGTTTCTCCTGCCAGCGGGAAAGGAACAAGGAAAACGGAAGTTATATAATCAGGAAGGGGAACAAGCAATGGAAGTGCATGGACTGTCAACAGAAGCGTTGGTTCTCTACGCAGCCTTCGCCCTCGGAATCGTAGGCTATGTCACAAGCAAGAAAGATGGTCGTAACCGTGTTGGATACGATTGTAATAAAAGGAAAGAAGATGAAAAACACAACTAGAATCCTAGAAGCCATCAGCGCGGCAACGGAACCCGTAACCCTGAACACCCTGAAAAACGACTTGGGGATGTCGCCAGGAATAATCTCTGGTTCCCTCGCAAGCCTGATGAAGTCGGGTAGGCTAGATAGGCAACAACTAACCGCAGAATTTGGGAGAAAAAATATCTGGGGATATGTTGCAAAAACTCAACAAAAAGGAGTAGAATCATCGGTGGAGTAGTGCGCCTCCTCCTCAGCATTGCTCCTTCAAGCCCTCAAACCCCCTCGGCCAAAAGTCGGGGGGGTTTTCTTTTACGGAGAAATACCATGTACGGCAAAAAACCAATGAAGCCCATGAAGAAGCCAATGAAGCCCGCCAAGCCGGGTAAGTACGCCCCCAAGAAATGAAAGGGCCAACCATAATGATTGGGCTACTTGGGAAACCAAGGGAGTCCAAGGAGATGGAAGGCGGCCTCCTCGACGAGGAAGGCTCCTGTCCGCTTGCCACCCAAGACGAGATAGTCAACCGTGGCAACAAGCAAAAAGCCATCCTGACCGCCAAATACGGCCCCAGCGAGGGCGAGTCCAAGTGCGGGAACTGCGAGTACGGGATGAAGTTGAAGGGCTGTGGGCTGGGCAAGAACGAGGTGTTCTGCGATGTCTACGAGTTCAAGTGCAGCGCGGACAATGTCTGCGACGCTTGGGAAAGCATGGAAGAAGAATCCGAAGAAGAATCGGATTAAAGACCTCTTTAACTGCCAAACAGGAAATTAAAATGCCCTTTCGTTCCAAGCAGCAAGCCAAACTAATGTTCGCCGCAGCCGCGTCCCCAAAGGTCGCCAAGGCTACGGGTGTCCCCCAGAAGGTCGCCAAAAAGATGGTCAAGGAAGGGCAATCTAGCCTCAAGAAGCTCCCATCTAAGGTGAAGAAATGAAGAAAGAAGTCTACGAGAAGGCTAGACCCAAGGCTCTGGGCAAACCCAAGGCACTTAGCCCCAACCAGAAGGCGGCCGCCAAGCGGTTTGCTAAGTCAACGGGGACAAAGTACCCTAGCCTCCTGGCTAATATGCGCGGGGCGCAAGCCAAGAAATGAAGATAAGGGACGCTGCCAAGCGGTTCGAAGCCTATGACAGAGCAACTACGAAAAAGATGGCCGAACATAATCGGTCTGGTGGAGATGTTCGCGCACCTGTTAGGTCGCTCAAAGGAGCCTCAACAGGCGACAAGTACGACCGCGCCAAGTTCATCTACCGAAAAGCCGCCCAAGCCCTTACTGCTAGACACCCTCTCAAAGACAAGAACGGAGAGGCTACGCCAGCCGCGCTCCAATTCAAACGCTGGGCAGCCAAAGTCCCGCAAAACCGCGAAGACCTCCAAGAACTCAAAGCCCTCGGTACAAGACTCAAAACCCGCTACAAGCCCAAATAATGCACGCAAGCGCACTACAAAGCGCGTCTGAGTTCTACGACAAGTACCCCCTAGAAGCCGCCTCTGTGGTGGAGATAGGGTCTCAGGTCGTCAACGGTTCGATAAAGGACGTGTGCCCCAAGCACTATTCTTATATAGGTCTAGACTACTCCCCCGCAAAGGGCGTTGACATAGTCTTAGAGGACGAGTACAAGTTCCCCCTGCCTGACGGCAGTACGGACATTGTGGTAACAAGTAGCTGCTTCGAACACGCCGAGATGTTCTGGCTAACCTTCCTAGAGGGCGTGAGGATTCTAAAGCCTGGTGGGTTGTTCTACATAAACGCCCCGTCTAGAGGCGAGTACCACGCTTTTCCACAGGATTGTTGGAGGTTCTACCCAGACTCTGCCAAGGCCCTGCTAAAGTGGGCAAAGCTGAACGGTTATAATTGCACGCTTGAATACACAAGACTTTTAGACAACCATTGGGGGGATTTCATAGTTGTCTACCGTAAGACTTAATCTCGGATCAGGAAAAGATTGGCGGAAGGATTTTATCAATGCCGATATTCGGCCAGATAAAAATGCCGACTGGGTGCTAGATATTACAAAAGTCCCGTGGGGCGAGGTTATAGACACCCGCTTGGGACGGTTCGCGGTAGAGAAGGGGATGTTTACCGAGATAATCGCCAACGATGTCTTGGAACACATCCCTGACCTAGTGGCCGCTATGACTAACTGCCGAGACCTCTTGAAGCGCGGCGGCCAGATGCACATCCATGTGCCTTACGACCTAAGTCTAGGCGCGTGGCAAGACCCGACACACGTTCGGGCGTTTAACCAAAACTCATTTTTGTATTATACAGATTGGGCATGGTACTTGGGATGGCCCGAGTCGGAAAAATTTACCTGCACTCAAATGGGCTTTGAACTCTCAGACTTGGGGCACGAGATGCGGGAGCAAAAGGTTCCCACGGAAACCATCCTAAGAACCCCTCGTGCGGTAGATGCCCTGCAAGTCATACTTCGGAAGGATTGACATGGAAAAGTTACAAGCCTTGTGGTCAGACATAAAATTACTCGCCAAGCGTGTTCTTGCAAAACTAGGACTGTAAGTGGCATACCCGTATGATGGGATGTTCTATCCCACCCTCCCAGAGGACACTCAGGACTTCGGCCAGGTTCTAGCAGGAGTAGGGCGCAACCTTCGTGACTTTGGTCGCGGCGTTTCCTACTTCCCGATGGACTTGGCTGGGATGGCGGCCGACATCGGAAACTATCCGTTGCAGGGGATTGACTACCTTGTAAACCAAATCCGTGGCACAGACCAAAACTACCTTTCCACAGACAGGCCGT